CGGCATTTTAAAAATAAGTATCTTGCAGATAACGTCACGAACCATACTGCGTTACACCAGCGCCTAACTGAAAAAGGCCAAGTTGGTCTTGTTGGCGGTGGTTGGGAAATACAAGTACCGCTTGATTACACCGAAAACGGTACATATCAGCGTTATTCTGGCTATGACACTTTAGACGTTTCTCAAAGTGAAGTCTTCACTGCGGCTAACTTCCCCTGGAAGCAAATCGCAATTAATGTTGTTGCATCTGGCTTAGAAATTCGTCAAAACAGCGGCAAAGAAGGCGTTATCAAGCTTGTTAAGAACAAGTTGAAGAATGCAATGCGTACCGCAGGGAACAACTTCTCTGTTGATATGTATTCTGACGGAACAACAGCTAACCAGATCAATGGCTTGCAAGCTCTTGTTTCTGACGCTGGTACTGGTACTGTTGGCGGCATTAATTCATCAACTTATACCTTCTGGAAAAACGCACTCCAATCTGCTGGCTCACCTTTGCAGGGTGGTGGCGGTATTACACCAAGCGCAACAACAATGGAAAGTTTAATGCTTCCGTTGTGGTTAAACTTGACACGTAATAACGATATGCCTGATTTGATTATTATGGATGACACGTATTTTACGTTCTTTGATAATAGTCAAACTAGCTTGAAGCGTTACACTAACACAACAGATGTGTCGGCTGGTTCAACTTCCTTAAAATACAAGGGCGCTGATGTAGTCTATGATTCTGTTGCTTCTGGTATGCCAGACCAACACGCTTACTTCTTAAATACAGATTACATCGGGCTTTGCGCTCATAAAGATGCAAACTGGACAGAAGTGCATGAAAAATGGTCAGTTAACCAAGACAGTCAGGTTCTTCCAATCATTTGGCAGGGCAATATGACAGTTTCAAACCGTTCACTTCAGGGCGTTATGAAAGCTTAGAAGCTTTTGTGCAAACTTTATTTCCTGAAAGGAAAATCAAATGTCCGATTATGATATAGTGACCCCAATAACAGGAGCGCAGTCTATAGCTGACACTTCTGCAATTCAACTTCACCCGCTTGGCTTAATTGTTCAAGCGTCAGATAATGCATCTACTGCTTATGGCTGTGGTGAATTTATCTACTTAAAAGGATTGGCGGCAACGGTTGTTGGTTCTTTTGTTACTTACAATGCTGATGACAATTCGACAACGCTATTGGCAGCTAATGCCATTGGCCCTGTTGCGGTTTCCATGTCTATTAATCTTGCTGGCTATTACGGTTGGTATCAGATTAGTGGTAAAATTGTAGGTAAAGCTTTGGCTGGTTACGCTGACAATGGCCTAGTTTACGCGACTGCTACTGCTGGCAGCATCGATGATGCTGTTGTCGCTGGTGACCGTGTAAAGCTGGCTAAAGGCGCATCTGCCGTTAATACACCATCTACTGGTCTCGCTGAATTTGAAATGCAGCGTTCATTCATGGATGATGCGACAGCGGCTTAATTAAATTGGGGCTGGCTTAACGGTTGGCCCCTTTTTACTACAAAAGGAAAAAAAATGGTTGATATGCTTCCAGAAGAAAAACACGGTTTTTATGTCGAGTTTGAATTGAGAGCAGAAGAAGACCGAAACGAATCTTTAAAAACAGGCTATCCAGTTTTTCACGATGTTGAAGTTGCAATTATTACTATGCCTGGCGGCAGTTTAGTTGTAGATAAATTTGTTACAGAAGAACTATTAACTGAATGGAAACGTGGCATTCCAGGTCGCAAACCGCCATCACCTTTCGCTATCAATGCATACGAAGCTTTTAAAGAAGGACGCGATGCGCCTGTAAATGGAATTGATTTAAAAAATTGGCCTGGTGTTACTCCAGCGCAATTAAAAATGTGCCAAGGGTGCAATATACGCACTGTTGAAGACTTAGCTGAAGCAAATGCTGATTCAATCCGTAAAATGGGGATGGGCGGTGTGGCTTTAAAAGATAAAGCAATATCTTATTTAAAGTCTGCTGGTACAAATAAGAATAGCGAAGAAGTCAGCGCATTAAAAGTTGAAATGGAATCGATGCGTGAATCTATTAAAAGAAAAGATGATCAAATTGAAAAATTAATGGAACAATTAACTGAGCCAGACGGATCAGCCAAACGTAGAAAAAAAGCAGCGTAATGGAAACGCATTTTTTTGAAAGAGACAGTATTAATTATATATCAATTAAAATTGATGCAAGCACTGCTGTTGATCTTATAGCCACTGAAGAACATAAACTTAAATACAATTCGCAATGGATAGCGTACAATGCAGTTGTAAGAGCGCATAACGCTGACGGCACATTTAAAGCAGACGATCCTACAACGCCAGAAAATGAAGCGTTTGTTAAAATTAGAAAAAAACCCGCTAAGAAAAAGGCGAAATAGTTATGACTTTGTTGACAATGGTGAATGGCGCACAAGACACAATTGGCTTAACGAGGTCAACGGTTGTTGTTGCATCATCAGACGGTAACACACGAACATTGTTAGCGCTGGCCCAAACGGAAGGGCGGGAGTTGCTTGAGCGTTTTTCTTGGCCTCAAACGCAAGCAGAAGCTACACACACAACATTAGCGGCTGAGTTGCAAGGCGTGATGACTACCATTGCATCTGGCTTTGGTTATATAATTAACCAGACGTTCTGGAATCGAACATTAACGCAACCTGTAACAGGCCCATTATCGCCACAAGAATGGCAGCTTCAGAAAGCCCGCGTGACGACAGGCCCATACTCTAGCTATAGGATACAAGCTGGAAAGCTTTTTGCGTACCCAGCACCACCTGTGGGCAATACATGGGTGTTTGAATACCAGACTATAAACTTCTGTGAATCTAGTGGTGGAACGGATCAATCTGCATGGGCGGCTGATACTGACGTTGGGTTGCTAGACGAAAACCTAATGCAAATGGGTTTGGTTTGGCGATTTAAGAAGAAGAACGGCTTGGATTACTCAGAAGATTTCCGCATTTATGAGCAGAAACTTGCTAATGAAACTGCAAGAGTTGGCGGCAAAAAAGTATTGGATATGGCTGGCGGCAATCAATCTAATACAGGAATTTATGTGCCTGAAGGTTCTTGGAGTTAATTAAGTGGCAAGTATGCAAGATGCCTTAAATAACAATAACAGACAACCAGAAATGCGGTCTTATAACCCAACATGGCGAGAAAAATCGTCTGCAACAATGCAAGACGTTCTTATGAACTTTGGAATTGAACCATATAAGGCAGGTCAATTTTCTAGACAAGTTATGGGTGGCAATGACAACATTGGCCTAGCAGATTTTACCCCTGTTGGAATGGCTTTTGGTGTACAAGAAGGTGACAGAACATATCAAAGAGGTTTAAATACTAATAGCCCTTGGACGCAAGCGGCTGGCATTGGAGAAATGGCTCTAAACGCAATTCCAGGCTCTTTTGGCGCAAAAGCGGCATTAAAAACACCATTAGCAAGAAACGCAATTAGAACAATGGGCAACAGATATGCCGCTGGAAAATCACCTATTCCTGTTGGAATGAGCATTGAAGATGTTTCAGGCGACACAATGTCTAATGCTTTGTTAGGAAAAGGGCCGTCATTTCTTGATGATGCAGCTAATATGCCTTTTGACGAGGCTGTAGGAAAACGCAAGCAATGGTTTGCAGATGAAACAGCAAACAGAGCGGCAGCATTAGCGGCAGCGCAAGATCCTGCATCTAGAGTTTCTGGAATTAAAGCCCCGTATACAGGTAAATTTGGTTACGGAAAAACATTACCTTTAAGTCAAATACAAAACTATGACGCTGGTGTTAACATTAATCCTCATTTATTAGCAGATGTAACACCAAGAAAACAATTAAATTTGTCTGATCTTGAAGGCAAATTAATGACGGTAGCTGGTGGCGACAAAATGCACGTTGGAAGCATTGATCGTGTGAAAGGCCAACCAATTGAACCTGTAGAAACACTTGGTGGTGTAGAAAACGCTTCTTTAGGTACTTTTGGGAATCAAAGTGGTTGGCAATCGGCTGGCGGCAAAATGAAACCGTTAAGTAAAATTGTATCTGAAAATCCAGAAGAAAGTGTATTAGTTTCACCCCTTGAAATGGGATCAGCAGCATCTGATTTTCAAGCGCCTACTGTTCGTGTTTTAGATGCAATATCAGACCCTACCGCTATAACTAAAACCAATGCAAAAACAGTTGACACTATACTTGGCACACAAGACAAAACAGGCACATATCCAGGCGTAAAAACTGACGAATTTATGCCGTGGTTACTTAGCCAAAGCAACACAGTAAGAAGCGGATTACTTAAATCATTGACAGTAACACCTAAATCAGTAAAAGATATGGTTCCAAAAGGAATGGCTCCATATGAATTAATACCTGGTTTTGACATCCCCGCTGCCCGCCATGCGGTAACAACTCCAAATTCGCTTTATAAAATTCAACATCCATCAGACCCATCTTTAGGAGCAATTAACTATTTTGATTCTAACGCTCCGTTAGTAAAATCTTCTGAAATTCAAGTTCCACATGAATCGTTTGATTATTCTTTATCTGGTGGTAGATATGGAAATATGCCAACAAATTATGAAATTCCTTTTAGTTTAACCCAGCCTGATTATATAGCAGCAAGAAGGGCTAAAGGTTCAGTTGGAAACGATTTTGGCCCAATAGCCCAAGTTATGATCAATGAAGGAATACAAGAACCTAGACAAAGAATGACAGCCGAATTGCTTAAACGTATAGAAAATTATCAAAAAGCGTGGGACAATGCTCCAAACTATTAAACATCAACTCCAAGGTCATTTGCTATGGTTGCTACAAACCCTTGCACTTCAGCCATTACTTTATCGTTTTCTGGAGAAACGCTTTGCATTAAAACTGAAACTGTTTCTGTCCACCATTGCTCACGCTCATTTTGTGTCATGCTATCAAATTCAGACATTAATATTCTCCTTTTTGTTAGTCAATTATTATAACATTAATTTAATTAAAAAGAAAGTATTTGTGTGATGCTCCAGCCACTAGCAGATAACTCAAGAAAGTCACCAGTATCCAATTCGTCAAGCACATCCGCACCTGTTAGGGGCTGGAATGCGAAAGATTCGCTCGCTGACATGGAAGAAGACTGGGCAATAACGCTTGATAATATGTTTCCTAATTTAACTGACGTTGAGCTAAGAGGTGGATATACCTCACATTCCACTGGCAACGGATCGGGTGCGGTTGAAACTTTAGTCGAGTATTCTGGCCCATCAACAAAGAAGCTATTAGCTTGCGCGGGCGGTGTAATATATGACGCATCTGCGGCTGGTGGATCAACGTCTATTGCTACAGGAAAATCAAACAATAAATGGCAAACTGTTATGTTTGGAACGGCTGGCGGTAATTTTCTTTACATGGTCAACGGTGCTGACGCTCCTGTATATTATAATGGTTCAGCTTTTACAACACCAACATTAAGTGGAGTTACGGCTACTAATATTGTTCAAGTAATTGCACATCAAAGACGATTGTTTTTTGCTTTTAATGATAGTTTAGTTTTTGGTTATTTGCCTGTTAATCAATTAGCTGGCACTGTTGCAACTTTTGATCTTGGTGGTTTATGTAAAAAAGGCGGCAAGATTCAATCTTTAGCAAGCTGGACAAGAGATGGTGGGTCTGGCCCTGATGACATATTTGTTGCCATTACTTCTGAAGGTGAAGTTATTTTATATTCTGGTAACGATCCAAGTTCTGCTACTGCATGGCTATTAGTCGGTGCATCTTTTAGTATTGGTAAGCCAATTGGTCGCAGATGCGTTGAGGTTGTTGGCACTGAAGTAATCGTTACAACTCAAGACGGTGCAATTCCGTTATCTACTATGTTGCCTATTGATAGAGTTGGTGCGGCTGGTAAGGCGTTGTCAGACAACATACAAAACGCATTTATTGCATCAGCAAGAGATTACAGTACAAATTTTGGTTGGCAATCTATACACTATCCTCAAGGTAGTTATGCGTTGTTTAATATTCCAATTAACAGCGTTACATCAAACCAATATGTTGTAAACACTCAGACAGGCGCATGGTGTCAGTTTACAGGGCAAGATGCTGCTTGTTGGACGTTGTTTAACGGCAACTTGTATTTTGGCGCTACAACAGGCGGTGTAATTTACAAGGCAGATACAGGAACATCTGACAGCGGTGGAAACATTGAATTTACTATAAAACCAGCGTTTAACTATTTTGGTCGCAGAGGCGTAAATAAATTATATAATCTTTGCCGCCCACATTTTACATCAAATGGCGCACCAGGTGTTGCAATTGATTTAAATATTGATTTCTCTGACGTTGCTCCAACTAGCATACCATCAGCAACAACTTTAAATGCTGCTTTGTGGGACACTTCAAAATGGGATCAAGCTAATTGGGCAAACAACATTAATATTGCTGATTGGTTAACTGTTTATGGTATTGGAGATTGCGCTACACCAACAATTCGTGGTGCGGAAAAAGCCTTATCTATTAAGTTTTCTGCATATGATATGATCTGGCAGACAGGAAACGCATTGTAATGGTTAATATGCGGCAAGCGTTAGGCGTTGATGATTTTAATCAAATGTCCAATTATACAGGGCAATTGCAGAATCAACGTCGATCTGTTGGTCAGAAGCAATATGGATTAGGCGGCAAAGTATTAAACATGGCAGCGGCACTTGGCGATGCATACAATCAATATCAACCGCCAGAAACTGCATTAGGCATGATGGCGTTGCCAGCTAAAGCTGTTTATGGCTTGGGCAATATGATCGTTCAAGATG